CAAGTGACGGTATTCGTCTATATGAAACACCAGAAGGAAACAAGTACCCATCAATCACAACTATTTTATCAGTACGTAATAAGTCTGGACTCATGGCGTGGCGTAAACGTGTAGGTGAAAAGACTGCAAACTACATTGCTGGTAAGGCCGCAGCTCGTGGTACTAAGGTTCACCATATGTGTGAAGATTATCTTAATAATGACAGTATAGAACATCACCAGAAGGATTTTCTTCCTTGGTGTTTATTTACTCAACTACAAAAATCCCTTACAAAAATAGATAACATCCATGCACAAGAAGCAGGACTCTATAGTGATAAATATAAAGTAGCGGGTAGAGTTGATTGTATTGCAGAGTACAATGGTGTACTGTCTATTATAGACTTCAAGACTTCAACTAAAGAACGCAATGATGAATGGAATGAAAACTATTACATTCAATGTTCTGCTTATGCAGAAATGTACGAAGAACGAACTGGAACTGAAATAGAACAGATTGTTATTTTATGTGTCACAGAAGATGGCCAAGTGCAAGAGTTTGTAAAAGAAAAATATGATTACCTAGATTCGTTGGTAGAAACCGCTGAAGAATGGAGAAATAAAAATGAAACACCTATTATCAATAATGGCGGTGTTTCTGTTAATGGGTTGTCAAACAACTGATACCACCCCCAAAGACATAATATCGCCCGAAAAAGCAGAACTTAAAGAAGAAAAAAAGAAAGAGGAATTTGTCCCTTTACTTGGAAATCCTGTGATTGTTCATAAACCTGTATTATGTGCTGATGGTCAAACACTTGTGACAGGAATTGTACAAAATCATGGGGAACAACCTATTGGGTGGTTTACTTCTGAAGAACAAGGTATGCAAGGAGAAGATCACAAGGTTCTAATTATGGCTAATCTAGATAAAGGTACAATATCAATATTAGAGTATCCGAATACTAGTACTGCGTGTTTTTTGGCTGTGGGTAAGGATTTAAAACTTACTAAAGAGTTTAAATCAAAAATAACTAAAGGTGATCCAGTTTCTTTCAAAAGGATATTGACTTTAAACTAATTACATGGTATATATATAATACAATTTGATGATACGAATTGAATACTGAGCTGGACAGGGGTGCAATTCCCCTCGCCTCCACCAAAAGGAGATTGGAGATGTTAGATATTTTAGGGGTTAACGATGAAGAACCCTTTAGTACGAGAACTGAGTAAATGGATGTTTAAAGCATATATCGTTTGGAGTATATGTGCTGATATTACTTTACTTGGTGGTATAATTTACCTAGTCTTTTTTTGATGGGGGCGAATTAGGATCGACAGGCAGAGATAGATGAGAGTAGAATTGTCGGATGACTGCGTTATTGGTCAAATTAGTAAATGCAAATGATAATATTGCATCTCAAGATTTCGCACTAGCTGCGTAATTGGATAGGGTTTCGGGGGTTTCCTAGTAACAGAATAACCCCCATTTTGAAACTGTCATATAAGGAGAATTTATATTATGACTACTAAGACTACCCAAGCAACTAAGGTTGCAACCGCACTAGTAAATGGTGCAGAACTAACCGCTAAACAGATTTCATCACGTTATGGTGTTAAGAATGTTCGTGCAGTTATTAGCCAACTTCGTTCAGAAGGTTTTTCAATCTATCTGAATAAACGTGTTTCGTCTTTTGACGGAGAGACATATATGAAGTATATGCTCGGTACACCAACGAGAGCAGTTGTTGCTGCTGGATATAAAGCATTACGAACTGCTTAATATCGAAAGGAAATTGTTTGAAGTTAGAGGCCACAGTAAAACGAAATCATTTACCATTTACGGCTTGGATGGAACAAGATTCTGTTAACGGCGGAATTGTTAGTGGAATCAAAAACGTGTGATGACGTAATACATCCGTGAGGGGCCAAGGTTAGTCCCTCACCTTATATTTTAATGGAGCAATTATGGCACTTAGTACAACAAAGACTTTCTCACTAGAGATTGAAAGTATCGCAAAAGAAAAAAGAGTTACACATATGGAAGCAGTGCTTTGGTATTGTAAAAAAGAAGGTATAGAACCAGATACAGTTAGTTCTTTAATTTCTAAAAGTCTCAAAGAAAAGATTGAGGCAAACGCAAGAGAGTTAAACTTTCTTCCTAGACAAGCACAATTACCGATATAGGAGTATCAAATGTTTGCACTATTATTTATTTTACCGATTCTATTTGTTTCATCAAATGCAGAGTTTTTTGCACAAATAGAAAAAGAAAAAGCAATGGGAGCCACTTGGCACAAGATTGATCCTAAACCTCTAGACCCAAATGCAAAATCAGTTCCACTACAATTGTGTGATGATGATGGTGTTTGCGAAGAACCTTATGTTATCTATAAGTTAAAGATGCCAGAGAATGACTAAAGGATTGCTACAAGCAATCATAGTATTAGTACCTACATATATCACAGCATATCTTACAGATAAAATGATATATGTTATTCCAATGTTAGCAGCTTCAAGTTTTATTGCGGCAAGTATTGTAGGAGATAAATCAACTCGTAGAGTTGAAGAAGATGGATACAAAAAAGACGATGGAACCAATTGACGTTTATATAATGTATTGTGCAATGAAAGCACATTTTAGTAGAAAAGATTATGATTTTTTTAAGTATGGTGGTAAGACAAAAGTTTCTAGAGATTCCTTCTGGAAACGTAAAGACAGATTTTTCTTTGTTAAACTTTCAAAAAAATATAAGACAGAAATAGAAATCAGAAATTATCTTGTTTCTAATTTCATAAAAGATAAGAGTGGCTATATTGCAAACTTCAGTGAAGAAAATTATAAATCATGGTTACTTAGAAGGTCAGGATTTTTTGACCAGTTTGTAATAGAGATGAAACCTTTTATAAAAGAGTTTGAACCTTTATTTGAGGTAAAGAATAGTTCGCATCCAAAACTATTAAAAGAGTTTTTGGGTAGTAGAGTATCATTAGAAACTATGTTAGTTTTAGATGAGCTCGTAAGTTTTAGTAAGAAATGGGATCAACAATTAGAGGATGATATTGTATGGGTTGACTTAAAAAAATTGATGAAAAATTACAAAGGGTTCTTGACAATTAACAAGAACAGGTATAGAATAAAACTATTAAAACTTATAGAGGAGTCTAATTAATGGACGTTACAATGTATCTTGACAAAGGCGATGCACTACGAGAAGAAGGATTTTTTGAATCTAAGGTAAGTGACCTTAGTAAAAAAGTTAAATCTTTAGAGTGGTCAAACGCTGAGTTGGTGAAAATGAATGAAGAACTTCGTGAGAGAGTTACTAAACTTGCTACACGACATTCTAATAGAAGTTTTCCACCAAGACGTAACAACAATTTCAAAAAAAGGGACTAGTGGAATATGCCGGCGTAGCTCAGTTGGTAGAGCATCTGATTTGTAATCAGAGGGTCATGGGTTCAAATCCTGTCGCCGGCACCATTACATGGAGAGAATATGAAAGTTAAATTTATTGATAAAATGGGTAGTGATCTCTCTGTAGTAAATGCAGCAAGAGTATCGTTTGCAAAAGAATCAGAATGGGAATCCATTCCAGAGGCAGGCCCTATAGAGGGTTTGTTATCAAGTCAAGATGAAAAACTAATTGGTTATCTTGCAAAACATAATCATTGGAGTCCTTTTGGTCATGCATCTATGCAATTCCATATTAAGGCTCCTGTATTCGTTGCAAGACAATTAGTAAAACACCAAGTTGGTTTAGTGTGGAATGAAGTCTCTCGTAGATATGTTGATGATGAGGTAGAGTTCTATGTACCAGAAGACTGGCGTGGAGCTCCTGAGAACTCTAAACAAGGTTCTTCATCTGAAGTTATTGACATCAATCCTCATCATAGGATGGTAGATGAATATCAATCCGTCTGTAAGACTGCTAAATGGACATATGAGTACCTTCTAGGTAGAGGTGTTGCACCAGAACAAGCACGTATGGTACTTCCTCAATCTATGATGACTGAGTGGTATTGGAGTGGAACACTAATGGCATTTGCTCGTGTATGTAACCTACGATGCAAACCAGATACACAACTGGAAACACAAATGGTTGCAAATCAAATAAATGAAATTGGAGAAGAGTGTTTTCCTGTTTCATGGAAGGCTTTAACAGATGGATGATTTAGATAGAATACGTTTTTTAACTGAAGAAATCGAAGTTCTACGTAGTCGTTTTAAACCCGAATCTGGTATGGGTAATATCAATACTACAATTGATGTATTGGAAAGACGAGTTGAAGAGTTAACCCAAAATATAAGGGACGATTCAAAAGATGGTCAAATTAGAGGTCATTGATGTCTAAAGCCTTAGTTATAGGAAATGGTGAATCAAGGTCGTGGTATAAACCTTGTCACCAACAGATTATGGATAATGATACTGTTACGTGGGGTTGTAATGCAATCTATCGTGATGGTGCTGTTGATAATCTAGTTGCGATAGACTATGGTATACAACAAGAAATATATAATTCTGAATACCAAGATAGTCATACTTGTTGGTTTGCAGATTGGTCTATAATACCATCAGAGGTTGCAGAAATGACACTTATGGGATTTGAAGGCCCTGCATTTATACATCGCAGTAAAAACAAAACTAGTAATTGTGTAGTGCAAGGAAAAGACCCAGCATTTATACAAGAAAAGATTGAACAGGCAAAACAACTAAATGCAAATATAGATGTAGAAGATATTACAAAGAAATTTGCAAAGGACGTAGGTATATGGATTACATATGTGGGTGACAATGATCCAGTTAAAGACATACCAT